ACAAGACTTTTTAAGATTATGTGTAATGATGAAAATCATCACATCTTATATATACCGGAAAGGAATGAAACAAATAATGCATAAAAAGTTAGTATTTTTATTTATTGGAAGAACCGCTTCTGGTAAATCATCGCTTGCAAGATATATATGCGAGACATTAGGACTTCGACAGGTAAAAAGCATTACAACAAGACTGCCGCGCAAAGATGAAATAACAGGATATGAAGATCATTACTTTGTATCTGAGAGTGAATTCGATGAAATTAAATTTAAAGAAGGCTTTGTAGCGTATACTGAAATTAACGGAATTAAATATGGCACTACATATAATGAAATTGTGAACTCAGATATTTATGTAATTGATCCGAACGGAGCAAAGTATTTGAAAGAACATTGCAAAGATGAATTTAAATTTATCGAGATTTATTTTTCTTCACCATTTGAATTAGCAAAAGACAGGTTCCTTAAAAGAGATGGATCAGAAGAAGAATTTTACTCCAGATATAACAGTGAAGATGAACAATTCACTAAATATGAAGAAGCTGAAGGGTATGACCACTTATTTGTGAATGATATGAGCTTTTCGAAAGCTTCAGAAGCATTACGTGACTTACTTAAGAGTGAAATGAAAAAGGAGAAATCGTTATGAATGTAGTTAAAAAGGATTTAACAGTTGAACCTTTTGACGATCAGAAAATTGTTGATGCCGTAAATAAGTCAGCATCACGAGTAATGGTCGAGTTAACAAATGATGATTATAAAAGAATCATAGATCTTGTTTGGGACGAGCTTATTGCTGATGATATAGATGAAAATACCACATGTACAGTAGAAGAATTACATAATGCAGTAGAATCCGCATTGGATGAATTTAATCCAAAGATTGCAAAGTCTTATAAAGATTATCGTAATTATAAGAAAGAATTTGTTCATATGATGGATGACGTTTTCACCAAGAGTCAGGCAATCCGTTATATTGGCGACAAAAGTAACGCTAATACAGACAGTGCGCTTGTAGCTACAAAGCGAAGCCTGATCTTTAATGAACTGAACAAAAACTTGTATAGAAAATTCTTCATGACAAGAGATGAATTACAGGCATGTAAGGACGGATATATTTATATTCATGATCAGTCTGCCAGACTTGATACTATTAACTGTTGCTTATTTAGAGTTGGAGAAGTTATGAAAGGCGGCTTCGAAATGGGAAATGTCTGGTATAACGAACCAAATTCTCTTGATACTGCGTTTGATGTTATGGGTGATATTATCCTGAGCACTGCTGCACAGCAGTATGGCGGATTCACAGTACCGGAAGTAGACAAGATTTTGGAACCATATGCAGAAAAAAGTTATCAGAAATATTATAAAGAATTTTTTGAAGTTTTTGATTCCGATATTGATGGTGTTTATGTTGATGCTTTTTCAACATCAGAACATTTGATTGAAGAAAAAGCTTGTGAATATGCAACAAATAAAGTAAAACGTGATTTTGAACAGGGCTGGCAGGGAATTGAATATAAGTTAAATACTGTAGGATCATCAAGAGGTGATTATCCATTTGTAACAATGACGTTCGGTCTCTCAACCACAAAATTTGGTAAAATGGCTTCTATCACATTCTTAAATGTTCATAAAGAAGGCCAAGGTAAGGCCGGTAATAAAAAACCTGTGTTATTCCCCAAATTGGTATTTTTATATGATGAGAATTTACATGGACCAGGAAAGGTTAATGAAGATGTATTCAATGCAGGTATTGAATGTAGTATGAAAACAATGTATCCAGACTGGTTATCTCTAACAGGTGAAGGATATGTACCAAGTATGTACAAAAAATATGGTACAGTTGTTAGTCCAATGGGGTGTCGCGCATTCTTAAGTCCTTGGTATGAAAAAGGTGGAATAGAACCGGAGGATGAGAACGATAAAGCAATTTTTGAAGGACGTTTCAATCTTGGTGTTGTAAGCCTTCATCTTCCAATGATTTTGGCAAAAGCGCAGCGTGAAAGTAGAGATTTCTATGAAGTATTGGATTATTATCTTGAGATGATTAGAAATATTCATAAACGTACATACGATTACATTGGTGAAATGAAAGCAAGTACAAATCCTCTTGCATATTGCGAGGGTGGCTTCCTTAATGGTTATTTAAAACCAGATGAAAAAATACGTTCAATTCTTAAACCTATGACTTTATCATTTGGAATTACTGCTTTGAATGAATTGCAGGAACTTTATAATAAGAAGTCATTAGTTGAGGATGGTAAGTTTGCTGTAGATGTAATGAAATACATTAATAAAAAGATTACTCAATTTAAACATGAGGACGGATTATTATATGCGATTTATGGAACACCAGCAGAGAGTTTATGTGGACTGCAGGTGGAACAGTTCCGTAAGATGTATGGCATTGTGAAAGGAGTTTCTGATAGAGAATATGTAAGCAATAGTTTCCACTGCCATGTAACTGAAGATATTACACCAATTCAGAAACAAGATCTGGAAAATAGATTTTGGAATCTGTTTAATGGCGGCAAAATCCAGTATGTACGTTATCCGATCAATTACAATCGTGAAGCTGTTGTTACTTTAATCAGAAGAGCAATGAAGATGGGATATTACGAAGGTGTCAATTTGGCGTTATCTTATTGTGAACATTGTGGCTATGAAGAATTAAATATGGATATGTGTCCTAAATGTGGCAGCGAAGACATTACAAAGATAGATCGCATGAACGGATATATTGGTTATACTCGTGTTCACGGTGATACAAGATATAATAAAGCGAAAATGGCTGAAATTGCAGAGAGGAGATCGATGTAATATAACAAAAGATTTTCGAGAATATATTGGACGAGAATATACTACTAACGAAGGATATAAAATTACCATTTTAGATTATATTGGAAGACATGAAATTTTAATAAAATTTAATGATAATCCAGATGTTACTATTTGGACAACTTTACAAAATATCAAAAATGGTCAGATAAAAAATCCATATAAAAGGTCTGTATATAATATAGGATATTATGGAGTTGGTAATTATACCGCTAGAAATAATAATATAAAAACAGAAGAATATAT